TTTATTTGAATATTTTTTTAGGTCAAATAATATAAACAGGGAATTTATCAATATTTATAATTTCAGTTTTTGATACATTTTTAATACTTTTTTGTGTAACTTCGTATTGAGTGAATACGCGATGTTTGAGCTGTTGTGACGGGACTTTATTATGAACCGTTCGCGCAATCATTTTGTACAATTTAAAATCGGGGTATCTGTCAACTCCGTCCTTCTTGTACAAAATATTGCGTCCCTCATCATCGGTTACCCAATCGACAACAAGGGATACCAATCGATTTTTTTTACACTCGCGCGCAACATCTTCCATATTTTCAATAAAAAAATCAAAGAGAGAGCAACCCAGTCTGCATAAATCGAAACTGAAATTAGGCTGAATACACGGTTTTTTGTCATTCAAATAGGGTTCGCAGTTATATTGTGTGGCAGCGTCTCCGCTTTTGTGAAAACTATCGCTACAAACCAGAGTGGAATTATATTTGTAAATTGACCGACCAAAGTCAATGATTTTGAAAATTCTACCAAACGTAGGAACCTTGTAATATTTCTTGTTGAAAAAATAATAAATGTATTCTTTATCTGTGTCAATAAACATGACATTATTTGTGTGCAAGTCGTTGTGCGTAAATGAAAATATTTTTTGATATGTTGCCAGTGTCATGACGATTTGCATTAATGCGGCTTCCCATTCTCCATCCGAGAGAATGTCATTTACCATTAACCAATCGAGCGTTTTTGTGCAACGTTCAAGCATAATGACTTCAACGGGAAATTTATAAATAACCGCATTTAATACTTCTTCTTCTTCATAGTTGTCATTGTCATCATCATCAATTGTTTCAAATGTCGATTCTGTGTCACCACTTTTGCTGCTGTTGCTGTTGCTTTCATCACTGTTACTGTTACTGTCATCACTGTTACTGTTTCGGTCGCTCTCGTCGTCGCTTAAACGCGCATCATCATGATTGTTATCGTTGTCTGTATCATTTGTTTGTGTTGTTGTGTGAGACGACCTTGAAGAACATGAAACTGAAGATGATGAGGAATTACATGACATGTTATTGATATTATATTCTTCGCTGCTTTCAGGATTGAAAACATGTGAATCGGTTAGCTCGGTTAGCTCGGTTAGTTCAACTTTCGCAAGGCTATCCTCCTTGTCCTCCTTGTCCTCCTTATCCTTATTATCAAAAATATCAACACAGATATCAAATTGAACTTCGTCGTCATGTTTGTCTTGAATAATATTCAATTTAGGATTACGGTTACGATTTTTAGTTTGTTTTTTCTTTCCACCACCATTTTTGTCATCGTCGTCGTTGTCGCTACAATCTTCAAATACTGTTTCGTCAAACTTGAAAAGAGTCCCATTTTTTTCTTTAAAAAAATCATTCTTCATTAGGTAATCATAGTCATCGATAATATTAATTGTAAATTCGTCTTGAATTGCCAAGTATGAGCCGTAAAAATCAATACCATGAATAAATCCGTGCGTGTTTAATAACTGGCTCGATAAATAAGAAAAGAATCCGTCGACATATGCTGAATTATTGGTGTCCAATATTTTATAATGGTTATACTTTTTTCCTTCTTCAACATTTACAGAATTTGTTATGGTAGGGGGCGACAAGCACCCCCCTACGACCCCCTCTGTGAAAGGAGGGGGTGTGGGGGAACTACGTTCCCTCAGGATTGTGGCTGAATCAAAAGAAAATGGAGTTGAATGAATGGATGGCAAGCTCAATAATGAATCTAGATAACACGACGATGAGCGAACTCCTCCCTCTACTCCATCCGCCGCACCGGCGGGTCCCTTGAAATTATAACTTCCGGCTAAATATTTAATCGGGTCAAGCAATGGAGAGAATTTGAAAAATACAGGAGTAGTCGCACTTGCAGAAGCATCTTCTTGTTTTGGATTAGGATTCGGAAAAATGATTGCATTTCCACAATTTTTTGGCACACAGTCATCACCTGGTAAAGCGGAATAAGCCAAAATTGTTTTGGCACTGTGTTTCTGGTTCAGGTTAATTGAATTATAGTTTGTGTCATTGAGAGAGAAGAATTTTGAATAAATTGGAATATAATTTTGACATTTTTTCAATCCCATTTGAGAAATTTCTAAATCTTTAAGAACATTATCATTTTTTGGTTTTTGGTAAAACAATTTGAATTTAAAATCGTCATCTGATACGCTTGTGGTTGTTGTTGCATCGGAATCAAGAACAGGAATGACAGGAGGAATGAGAGGAGGGTTAACAGGAATAGACATCAACGGCAAATTATAAATATTACTTTCTATAAATAGAAAAATACAACTATTTAAACTTATATTTTATTACATTCATTTATTACATTTATTACATTTATTGCATTTATTACATTTATTACATTTATTGTACTAAATTAAAATTAGTTTGACACATGCATTTTTTTTATTATTACAGGATATATAGCACATTCATTCAACTTTAAACAAGCATATTAAAATATGAATTTAGAACTAGGGAAATTTGATATGCGCTCCATTAGTTTCAGACCGGATGAAAATAAAGGTCCAGTTATCGTCTTAATCGGACGACGTGATACCGGTAAAAGTTTCCTCGTAAAAGACCTCATGTATTACCACCAGGACATCCCCATCGGAACCGTCATTTCAGGAACAGAAGCAGGCAACGGATTCTTCGGGGAACACGTGCCAAAACTATTCATCCATGACGCATACAACACCGCCATCATTGAAAATATCTTGAAACGACAAAAAGCAGTCCTGAAACAAGTGAAAAAGGAAATGGAATCTTATAAAAGAAGCACCATAGACCCCCGAACATTCGTCGTCCTCGATGATTGCTTGTTCGATAATAAATGGACCCGCGACACTATGATGCGTCTCCTCTTTATGAACGGCCGTCATTGGAAGATTATGCTGGTCATCACAATGCAATATCCTTTAGGCATTCCGCCAAATCTTAGAACCAACATTGACTACGTGTTTATCCTGCGAGAGCCGTACATAGGTAACCGAAAACGAATCTATGAAAATTATGCGGGCATGTTTCCGACTTTTGAGTCATTCTGTCAGGTGATGGACCAGTGCACTGAAAATTTCGAGTGTTTGGTGATAAATAACAACGCCAAGTCGAATAAGCTACAGGACCAAATTTTCTGGTATAAAGCGCAGCAGCACGGACCGTTTAAACTCGGTAGTAAAGAATTCTGGGAGATGAGCAAGGATTTAAATTCTGATGACGAAGAGGAGGCATACGACCCGAAGAACATCAACAAAAAAGGAGCGGGACCCAAAATCAGTGTGAAAAAAAATAAATGGTAACAAGCGCAAATTATAAATTATAATAATTTACACCGTCACCGTTTTGTAGATGTCGTCCACATAATTTTTTGCTTGAATTCTTGCGCAAATTCTTGCGTAAGGGTAGGAAAACGAGGATGTTTTTCTTTTTTCAATAATGTCTGTGATTGATTTTTTGATGCAGTGGTGTTTGTATTGCATGTCAAAAAGGGCCTTTTCTTCATCTTGTATCAACCGCAATTGATTTGAAATACCGCATTCCAACATGCCAAGTTTGAAATAGAAAAGGGAGGAACGGGTGTACGGATGATAATTGTGAGATTCATGCAGCTGCATCTGTGCCAACCTCATTTGGTGTCGAATCAGTCGACTGCGCATGTCTTTGCATTTTTGTATTTGTTGTGTGATTTTCGCTTTAGATTGCAACTGGGCTTTCATGCGGGCTTCATGTTCAGTTTGCCGTTTGAGTAGCAGTTCACGCTCGCGCTCATGCATTTCTTTTTTTTGTTTTTTCTCCTCTTCCAACGAGCACGAGGATGATGATGTGTTTGCTTCTTGTTTAACTAATAATTGCTCAATGTGTGATAAACTCTGAAACCACTCGGATGCCTCCTTCTTATTCCTTCTCTTTATTCCTGACGACTTGCCTACTCCTGATTTGGATTTTCCTGTGGCTGTGGCTGCAGTTTGCATGATATAATTGAGTTGACTTGTTGCCAGTTCGAACACTGAACATTTTAAAAGTAATCGAAAAGTTTTCAATTTATAATTTTGTAATAAATAAAAATTGAAAATAAATGTTTCATTTTAATATATCTTAACTTACCAGACAATCACCAGACAATCACATGAAACATCATGATAATATATCAAGAAAAACAATATTGACATTATATTTATCATTTTCAATATTGTTTACATTTATTTTATCCGTCGAAACCAATGCCAATGTTACTATTACGACCACTACCAATTCTTCAACAACCGATGACAAATCATCATCATCACCTTCCACATTGAGTCAAGGAACCGTGACGATTATAACTTATTCAATAATATCGCTAATGTTTGGCATTCCAATCTTGACATTTTTGGCGTGCATCTACCATATGAAAGGGTCGGCACCTTGCGATTTTAAAGCAGCATTTTGTAGTTGTTGTTAATCCAATTCTTCGATGTTTGGTTCAGAGGATGAAGAGGATGATGGCGGCTCTTGTTGTTGTTGTTCAGGTACTCCATTAGAAGAAGCATACAGTTTTGAAATAATTGGACTAACAATTCCTTCCAGTTTTTTTTGTTGTGTTTCATACTCGGCAGCCTCTGTTTCACTGTGACCCACAGATTCCAGCCACTCAAGCGACGCCTTGCAAGCGTCATCTATTGCGCTGCGGTCCGTCTCGGACAACTTTTCCTGCATACCCGGCTCAGAAGCTGAACTCTTTACCGAATACACGTAATTCTCAAAACCGTTTCGCGCATCAATTTTTTGTTTGTGCTTTGAATCTTCTTCCTTGTATTTTTCCGCTTCAGCAACCATGCGCTCAATGTCATCCTTTGACAACCGCCCCTTATCATTTGTAATGGTGATTTTATTCGATTTGCCGCCGGCTTTATCGACCGCATTCACATTGAGCACGCCATTCGCATCCAAATCAAATGTCACCTCAATCTGCGGAGTTCCGCGCGGAGCCGGAGGAATGCCGTCCAGTTGAAACTTGCCAAGAATATTATTATCCTTTGTAAGCTGTCGCTCACCCTCAAACACTTGAATTAACACACCAGGCTGGTTATCCGCATAGGTTGAGAATGTTTGCCCCTTTTTGCACGGAATTGTGGAATTCCTCTCAATCAACTTGGTCATGACACCACCAGCAGTCTCAATTCCCAGAGACAGCGGCGCGACATCCAGCAACAAAATATCCTGCGTAATCTTCGACTGGTCTCCCGTCAAAATGGCCGCCTGAACTGCCGCGCCATACGCCACCGCCTCGTCCGGATTGATGGAACGATTGAGCTCCTTTCCATTAAAATACTCGGTTAGCAAACTGCACACTTTCGGAATGCGCGTTGAGCCGCCAACAAGCACAATTTCGTCAACGCTGCTCTTTGACATTTTTGAATCTCTGAGAACGCGGTCAACGGGGTCAATGGTCGAACGAAACAAATCCATGCACAGCTCTTCAAATTTGGCTCGTGTAATTTTGGTCATAAAGTCAGTTCCATCAAACAATGAATCCACCTCAATCGTGGTTTCTGCAGACGCTGAAAGAGTTCGCTTGGCACGCTCGCACGCAGTGCGCAATCTACGCAAAGCCCGGTTATTTCCGGTTGGGTCTTTCTTGGTCTTGCGCTTAAATTCCTGAACACACCAATTCACAAGCCGGTTATCGAAATCCTCACCACCCAAATGCGTGTCTCCCGCGGTCGCTTTCACCTCAAAAATTCCGTCGTCAATTGTTAAAAGTGACACGTCAAATGTGCCTCCGCCTAAAT